GCAGGAAGGTACCAGTCAGAATAACCGTTAATCGTCAACCCTTCACAGAAAGTTGCGGCTGCGTATCTTGCCCCCAAAGCTGCAAGTCCTGCGGAGTTAGTCGGACCATCTATGTATGAGGTGAATCCAGTTGTTGCACCACCTACTGTAGTGTCCCAAGCGGCCGTTGTTTCACCACTGGCCTTCGGAGACACAATCAACATGTGTGTTGCTACGCCGTCCGCTGTCTCTGATATGTACCCCGCAAAGTAACCTCCGCCATACGTGTCGCCGATGTTGGGCGGGGGCGATGCCGCCGGAACATTTCTTCGCGGAGTAACGCCAAGCGACGAGAGATTAGATAGTGATCCGAACATAATCAGTACTCGATTATCGTTGCCGTGCCATCACCGAGCGCAAGAATCGAAAGCGATAACGCCCCGTCCTTCACGCCGTAGTGCCGGACAGTCCCGCCGCCCCCGCGGTGATGCGCATTCGATGCCGTGCAATCCGCTTCGTCAGTGGCAGTCAGCCGCCTGATACGGATATCGTTGTCACCGGCGTGGATCTCGACAAACGAGCATCCGGTAGCAAGCGTATGCGTAATCGCAGTCGTCGACACATCCACCTCCGTATATGCGAGCGGGTCGCTTGATGGGATAATCTGGAGCGGGGCGTTGACGCGCATCTGGCCGGTGCCGGCAAGCTCGCCATATTCCATTGTGTGCATTGTAGGCATTACTTCGCCCTCCTTGTAGTGCGTTTAGCAGGTTTGTCCTCTGCGGGAGCGCCTGCGGCTTCACCAGCAGGAGCGTCTTCGACTACGGGCACAAGCTCCGCCTTGTTGATGGCGGAAGCGTACTTCTCGTCGATCGTGGCGATTTCGCCAGGCACGCACATTACGTCACCGACCCAGTGCAGACGTGCGGATACATTTTTTACTTTCATAGCTCCATATTTTAGTTGCTGGTTCTTTTGAGAATATACACCGCCATCACGAAAGGTACAAACGCAAGAAGGGGCCGAAGCCCCTCCTGTATGCGATGCGTGCGCGATGGCTTAGATGCCGTCAGCGTAGGCGAGGGAGAGCGGGTAGGCGCAGATGAACCCAGCGAAGCGGGACTCACAAGCGATCTCGAACTCCAGAGCCTTCTGCACGGGTGCGTACTGGCGGAACATCATCGGGATGTCGATCCAGAAGTTATCCTCCATCACCTCTGCGGCGTACATCCTGTCGGCAGACGATGCACCAGCACCGTCGAGCTCAACGACCGGCGAGAAAATAACGCCAGGGTTGGCCTGCTGCAGGAAGCCAAGGATGGTGGTATCCGATGCGGTGCTGTTCTGCGTGGTCGCGATGAGCGTGTACTGCTCGATCGGGAGCCACACTGCGCTGGCGCGGTGGATGCCTTTGCTCTGCGAGACGACCTTGTTGATCACGCTGTTGACGTCGCGGACGATCTGCGCAGCAGTCTTTGTCGAGAAAGCCTTGCTGTCGCCAGTACCATCAGCGGCAAGTGTGACCGAAGGGATGTTCGAGTTGCTGATCAGTCCAGTGACGCCGTTATCTGCGTCTCCAGCGAAAGCCAGAGCGTTGATCTCTTCGTCATGAGACCTCATTGCAGCAGTAGCTTTGCGTGTCGGGAGATTGACGCCTGCAAAGATAGCAGAGCGGATTTCCTGAGTGCTGTAGCCGTAAGCGTTGCCGATCGAACGGATCTGAGCGGTGAACTCCTTGCCCTTGACGTCGGCGCGGGGGAGATCGTTGCTATAGTTGGCGATCACTTTAGCCATACCGACGGTGTCGTACTGGCGGTATGTGACGGTTGAGGCTCCTTCCGGAGTCTCGGTAGAAACCGGCATCAGCGCAAGAGCGTTAAGCTGCGGGCGCTTGACGTCGTATGTCTTAGCCTTGATAGCCTCAAGCTGGCGCGCGAAGTACAGAGACTCGTTAGCGTCGAAACGACCGCTGGCTTCGATTGCGCGCAGGTCGGCGGCGTCGTAATTCATTTTTTCCATGTTACTTTACCTCCACGAGTGCGAGTCCGGCAGCCGAAGTCGCGGTTATAAAAACAACACTAATCTTCACGAAGGCCTCAATGCCTGATGCGACAGATGCGTCAGTGAGTGTGCCGTCAGCGACGGTCATGTTTGCAGTTGCGCCAGCAACGACAGCGTCCGATGTCATAACCCACATGCGACCCTGGGTGAGGACAGGGACGGTTTCGGTTGCGTCGAAAGTGACTGCGCCGGCAGATGTCTGCTCGATAGTCTGATCAAGCAGCGAGAAGCCGATGCAAGTTGCTCCAGCTGTGGCCTTCTTGACCTCTTTTTCCGGGTCAGTGCCGAGCTTGACGGGGTAGCCGATAGCGATAGCCTCTTCAGCCGCATAGCTGCGAACCGAGCGAGGACCGACACCATCAAGTATACCTGCGACAGATGCGGCGCCGTAAAGCGATACGGTAGTCTGTGACATTTTACTTGTTCTCCTTTTTTCCGAGATTGTTCATGAAATTCTTGTAGCTTGCGCGCGACCCTTTAACGTCATCGTCAGTAGCAGAGATAGCGTCTTTGCGCTGGCCGGCGATCGCGGGGGCGGCCAGGTCGGCAGACATATCGAATGCGGCGTCGATGTACTCGTCACTCTTGCCTTCGAGGTCAGCATCCTTGCGAACTGTCATAATGCACGCGACCTTTACGGTTTTGTCATCGAGCCCGTCGCACTTCACTCCGAACTTCTCAGCCTTGGCTTCAAGCCCAGCGCGGTGCTTAACTTCAGCGCGTGCGGTCTCGATTGCGTCGGCCTTGATCTGCTCGATCTTCTCGACCTCAGCTTTAAGCGTGTCGCGCTCAGCAGTGACTGAATCCAGCCTCTTGCCAGCCTCGACGATCTCAGCCTTGATAGCGTCGAAATCGGCACGCAGCTTCTCATGCGCGACAACAACTTCGGGTGCGGCCTCATACTCGATGCCGCTGTCCAGTTTGATTTTATCCATTTTCGTTTCTGTTTCGTTATAAAGTACTGCATCTTCTTTGTCGAGATTCAGCCTCGCCACTCCAGCCCTACCACTCCGCACGAGCGCCAGGTGATTGACGCGGATATTCCTCTGGATGGCGTCGTACTGCTGCCCTTCCCACTCTCCTGCGACCGGCTCGATATCTACAGTATAGCCGAGCGACAGCTCCCGCTTCCCGCCCTTCTGCACTTTATCGATCACCGTCGCGTCGTAAATAATCACTGGCGCCGTCACGACACCGTCGCCTCGCTGGCCACATCCCTGCATCACACCAACCATCAAGCTCTTCGCATTCGCCGCTGACACCTTTTCTGCCGGATGGTCGTCAGTGACCGGTTTCCCAGCGAAAGAGGCGAGCGACTCGTAATCGTACACCTCTTCAGGCAGTCTCAGTTCTCTAAGGATCGTCCCGTCAGGCTGCCGATACTCCTGTATACCGACACGACCGACAACTGGCTCATCGACGAGATATCCCTCATCAGTCAGCGCGGCCTTAATCGTGGCCCTGTCGTATCTTGATACAGTTTTCATACTCTACAATACGAAATCGCCAAACGTGTTGCAAACTGCGTCATTCTTCCGGCCATACAGCCTCGGACCTACATCGGCATCTCACTGGCGTACCAGGGTGTCCGTCGCTTGGCGGGTTGTCCCACCGGTACTTTACGCCCTCTCTCTCTGCGTGCGCAGGGCGAACCCGCGCATCGTTGACTGTGCGCCAGATGTACTCTTCGACACCGACAGACTTCAGCCGCTCCCGCGTCAATGCGGCGTTAGCCTTGAGCGTCTGGTCCTGCGCAATCAGCTTTGCGCGACTTTTAGTCACACCGAACCGGCTGACGATATCGGCCTGTATCTGCTTGACGGACATCCCGTTAGTCACGCCTCTATCGATAATCCCGCGCAGGTCTCCGTGTAGCTTCTCCGGAATTGACTTTACGAGAGCGACATTCTCCCTCACCCACGCATTTTTGAGCGTGGCAAGGTATGGCTCGTCCCGGTATACATTTACGCCGAGCGCCCGCATCATCGCTGTGGCGTCTTTCCCTGTATCGGGGAGTTGGATCCCCGTGTTCGCTTTGACGATCATCTTAAACTGGCCGTCGTTGAATGCACTCACCGCTTCGAACCGTCCAGGCAACGCACTGAAAATGACGGCTGACCGCTGAGACGCCATCGCTTCAAGCTCAATAAGCAACTCCGCGAGCGTGTCAACCCACGAGTCGCCGCGCATATTGGCATCGTGCTCGTCGATCAGTGGCCGCAGGCTTGGTATGACGACCTTGCGGACATCGGCAGCCAGCCCTTTTGCGAAGGCGACAAGCAGCCGGACGTACTCGCGCTCCTGCGATGCCGGCTCGTCAAACAGTTTCTTCTTCGTCATACTCAAGGTCTATGTCGTCAATTTTGTACCCTTCGTCCTTCAGCATTGCTCGCACTTCTGACGGGTCGAGAGCGCCCATCGAGTTATATGTGGCGCGTGTGTCGGCCTTGATCTTGTCCGCCTCAGCCTGTTCTTTGT